ATGGCACTCACAGACACCAAGATTCGCAACCTGAAGCCCAAAGAGAAGCCTTACCGGGTAACAGACGCTCATTCGCTCTATCTGCAGATCACGCCCAGCGGCGGGAAGCACTGGCGGTTCAACTACACACACCAAGGCAAGCAGAAGACCCTCGCCTTAGGCTCTTACCCTGTCGTCAGCCTGCTTGCCGCCCGCATGGAACGCGACAAGGCCAAAGCGCTGCTGGCGGAAGGCATTGATCCCAGCGCGGCCAAGAAGGCCGACTCCCCGGCTCAGTCACCTGCGGGCGAGACGTTCGAGTCTGTCGCGACACGCTGGTTCAAGGTGAACGAACGCAAATGGGTCGCAGCCTATGCGATGCGCCTGCGGGCCCGAATGGATCAAGACATCCTGCCGCATCTTGGCAGCAAGCCGGTTGCCAGCATCAGCCCGAAGGACGCGCTGGACACCATCCGCAAAATCGAGGCGCGCGGCGCGGTCGAGATGGCGCGGCGGGTAAACCAGATGGTTTCGCAGGTGTTTCGCTTCGCGGTTGGCGAGGGGATTATCCAGTCCGATCCGACACGCGATATTGGCAATGCACTGGCGCCCAAACCGGCCCCGAAACGCCGCAGCGCTATCCCTGCCGACGAGATCCCCGGATTCCTTGAGAAGGTCCGGGCCTATCGGGGCGAGCCTGCCGTGATATGCGGGCTGCAACTGGTAGCGCATACCGCCGTCAGGACGCAGGAGCTTCGCATGGCCGAATGGTCGGAATTCGAGGGGCTTAACGGCAAGGAACCGTTGTGGCGCATCCCTGCCGCAAAGATGAAAATGCGCCGCGACCATATCGTTCCGCTGAGCCGGCAGGCGGTTGCGGTCCTGAAGGCGCTGCGCGCCCTGACCGGGCATCAGAAATGGGTTTTCCTGTCGTCGGTTGATGGCGCGGGCAAGCCGATGAGCAACAATTCCATGCTCTTTGCAATGTATCGGATGGGCTGGCACAGTCGCGCGACGGTTCACGGTTTCCGGTCCAGCTTCTCGACATGGGCCAATGAACAGCAATTCAATCGAGACTGGATTGAGGTTCAGTTAGCGCATGTCGATGCCTCGATCCGGGGCATCTATAACAGCGCGCTACATCTGCCGCAGCGCCGCGAGATGATGCGCGAATGGTCGGATTATATAGACCCGCCCGGTCAGTTTGACGACATTCTGTAAAATTGAGAGTAATGGCGGGACGATTGTAGGGCGGGGATAGACTCCCGCCCTTTTTGCATGTCTAATACACCAGTAGTTTCAGTGACTTAAATCAACTTTTTGTTGACTGGTTAAGGACAGAGACTGCGCCCGTAACGAAAAACCCCCGCTGCATATGGCCGGCAAGCCGCAACGGGGGTCCATCAGAAAGATGAACCATGGATAACATGCACGCGGCTGCGCCGCAATACGCGCTCGACGACGAATCGCTGGATCTGCTTGGGACTGATCCCATCCCGTTCCCTTCCGACAATCGTGCTGTCGCGCTTGATCTTGCGGCGCGCGGCCTTGCGGTTTTCCCGATCCGGGATTGGGGCGATGGGGATGGATGGAAGCCGATAGGCGCCTTCCCTGAAAAGGCCAGCAGCGACCGCGGCCAGGTCTCCGCATGGTGGCGTAAATGGCCCGATGCCCGAGTCGGGCTGCTGACCGGCGCCCGCAACGGTATCACCGTGCTGGACGTGGATGCGAAAAACGGGAAGGACGGGACGGAAACGCTTGCCGATCTTGGTTTTCCTGACCTGTCGTCAGTGTCGCCTTGTCGCGTCCGAACGCCATCAGGGGGCTGGCACCTGGTTCTCGACTATGATTCCGACATCAAGAACAGCGTCAGCAAGATAGGTTCCGGCCTGGACTTTAAGAACGATCGGGGATTCATCGTCGCGCCGGGCAGCTTCAAGGATGGCGCGCGCTATGTCCCCGAGGGCGAGACGCTGCGGCGTGATTCCCGGTTGCCGCCGATACCTGCCGCTCTGAAAAGCCGTGCGCCCCAGCATGAACCTTTCGAGGACTTGTTGGGCAGATCATCCGTTCCCCTGGTTGTGGCATCCCATCAGCAGCGTGAATGGGCTCAAGAGAGATTGACCGAACTGGCTGAGAACGTTGCAGCCGCACCCGAGGGGCAGCGACACGACACGCTAAACAGCGTTGCCCTGCTTTGCGGGGGGTATGGCGCGCATGGCGCGCTCACCCAAGGCGAGGCAAAGGCCGCGCTGATACCTGCCGCTCTGGCCTGCGGGTTGTCTGAACGCGAGGCCCGCAGGACGTTCGAATCGGCATGGGCCGATGGGCTCAAGAAGCCCGTGGACTTGCCCGGCGATTGTGAAGATTGGTTCTCAGATGAAGGTCCAAAAGATGAGAAAAACGAATCTGCTAGCCAATCTAAAAAGTCAAAGGCGTTCACCTTTGAATGGTTCCATGAGGCCGAACTGCCTGAGTCCAGCCCTTTCCTGATTGAGGGGCTGTTAGATCAAGGGACAGCCAGTGTCGTTTATGGCCCCAGCAACGCGGGCAAGACGTTTTTCACCCTCGATCTATGCCACGCCCTGGCGAACGCTGGTTGCGGGGCAACATGGCAGGGACGCGCAATTGAGCGAACAGCGGTCCTTTATATGGCGCTGGAAGGCGGCAGCAAGTTCACCCTGCGCCTGAAAGCCCTGCAACGGGCGTTCGGTGACGGGGGTAAGATTCCCTTTGCCTATCGGCGCGGCGGTGCAAACCTGCTGCACAAGGACGACAAGGGCGATGTCAAAGCGATCATCAACATGGCGAAGGCCATGCAGTCTGATGCTGTCGCGGCGGGGCTGCCTCTGTTGATCGTCATTGACACTTTGTCCCGCGCTCTAAGCGGTGGTGACGAGAATGCCCCTACAGACATGACGGCATTTGTCGGGAATGTTGACCGCATCCGCGAAGCAACCGAAGCACATGTGATGGTGGTGCATCATACCGGTAAGGACATCGCCAAGGGGATGCGCGGCCACTCCTCGCTTGTCGCGGCGATTGACAGCGAGATTGAGGTGATCCGACCGGATGCGGGCAGCGTGGTGCAGGTGACTGTCGGAAAGCAGCGTGACCACAAGTCAGATTATCCTTTCGGCAATTTCCAAATCAAAGAGGTTGCGCTTGGAGTCGACGTGCACGGCAAGGAACTGTCTTCCGCCGTTGCTGACTGGGGCGTGTCGCAAGAGCGTGTCGCACCCATTGAACTGACAAAGAAGCAAGAGCGTGTCGTAGAAATCTTCCGCACTACGAACGGCGGACAGGCAGTCGAACGGGAAGCGCTTATTGCGGCCTGCCTGAATGAGGATGTGTCTGAGGCGAAAGACCCCAAAGACCGCCGGAAGGGCGTGACAAGCATCCTTGGGGCATTGGTGAACAAAAACGCCCTGGCGCTGAAAGATGGTTCATATCGCATTTACTCGCCTGGCGACGATCTGGGCTTTGATGATCTGGGCGACGAGCCATCCGGGGGAACAGGGGAACACGGGGGAACACGGGGGGAATGTTCCCCTGCTGGCATGGCGTCGGCAGGGGGAAGGAACGGAACGCGCCCTATAGGGCGTTCCCTGTTCCCCTACGACGCGGCGGAATTAGACGACGATTTGTTGTGAGGATCGAAAATGCTCTCAGATCAAATGGAGGCGCTAATTCGCTCAGGATCGAAAATGCATCTGTCGCAATCTTTTTGGGTCCTTCCCCCCTACCGGCGCCATGCGGGGCGCGCCGAACCGCCATGTGTCTCACTTCACAAATTTTCTGGAATAAGGATTTCTGCGAAATGGATCTGAGCGCATTTTACGATGAGGACGATTTTGACGACATCCTGGGTAGGTCCAGCACGGCAAAATCGAAATCGCGCAAAAGTTCGTCGCGGAATACCACCGCAGCGCCGCGAGAAGGCACCGCTGGCGGGCAAGTCGAAAATTTTCAGGACATACCAGCCGGAAAGCCTGAAGCGCCTCCTGGGACGATCCACGAAAGCGAACTTGCGGCGCTTCTGGGCATCAGCCGCCAGGCCGTGGGCGAGAAAGTCCGTTCAGGAATTTTGACGCGCACGGCGCGCGCAACTTTCGCCTATCCCGAGGCTGTCACCGCCTATTGCGCTCATTTGCGAGAACATGCTGGACGTGCCGGGCGTCCATCGACGGGCAGTGATGAATTGAAGGCAGAACGCACGCGCCTGGCGAAAGAACAAGCCGACGCGACTGCGCTTAAAAACGCCCAGCTTCGCAGTGAATTGGTGCCTGTCACTGACACATTGCGAGAATGGCAGGCTGTCTTGCGTGATATTCGGGCGGCAATGCTCGCTGTCCCGTCCCGCTACGCGGCATCACAGCCGCACCTGACCCCGCATGACGTGGAAGCCCTGACTTTGGAAATCAAACGCGCTTTGGAAGGGCTGGCAGATGGGAACGATTGAGAAATTGCGCCACGATGCTTTGCAGGTGCTGCGCCCGCCGCCGTCAATTCCGCTGTCGGAATGGTGCGAGACGAATATCACGATCCCGCAAACGTCCAGCGCCACGCCTGGAAAAATGCGGCTCTGGAAATTCCAGCAAGGCATTGCCGATGCGATGACCGATCCTGGAATTAATGAGATTGTTATACAGAAATCCGCGCGAGTAGGTTTCAGCCAGCTGCTGATGGGCTTCATCGCTCACACGGTTGCAATAAATCCATGCCCGATCTTGGTCACTCAGCCGACCACGGACGACGCGCGTGCATTTTCCGTGGATACGGAGGCATTGTTTGAGGCCAGCCCGTCATTGCGTGGCTTAATCAGCGACGGTGCTGACGACACAGGCCGCTCGACTCTCATGCGGCGCTTGTTCGCGGGCGGCAGTCTCGAATTTCTGTCAGCATCGAGTCCCCGGTCCTTCCGTAGGAAGTTGGGGAAGATCGCTATTGCCGATGAAATAGCGGCTTATGAAATGAGTGATGAGGGCTCTATCCTCGATCTGCTGCGCATGAGGACTCAGACCTTCCGCGACAGGACGCTGGTATTTGGCGGCACGCCTATTTTTAAGGGTGATGCCGTTTGCGCCATGTATGAGGACTCCGACCAACGGATTTATGAGGTGCAATGCGTGGAATGCCGCGACTTCGCCCAGATCGAATGGAAGGACCTGCATTTCAGCAAAGACGATCTATCTGCGGGCGTGAATTGGTGCTGCCCAAATTGCGGTTGCCTGGTCCCTGAAAGCCGAAAAGCTGAAATGGTGGATAATGGCCGATGGCGCGCGACCAATCCCGAGAACAAGACCCGAGTCGGGTTCAAGCTGAACAGCCTCATATCCCCGCACTGGAACGCACGCTGGCAGGTGATTGTTGCTGAGTTCCTGAAGGCCAAGAGCGACCCTGCAGCCCTGCAAGCCTGGACGAACCTGCTGCTTGGCGAGGGCTGGGAAGCGACTGGACAAGGAGTCGATGAGTCAGCCCTGACCCTTGTGCCCGTGGGTCTGGACGCTATCCCTGATGGCGCGCTTTACCTAACAGGCGGATGCGATGTGCAAGCCGATCGCCTGGAACTGTCAACTGTCGCATGGGACTCGGAAGGCCGCGGCACGGTGCTGGCGCATGAAATCGTCTATGGCGATCCGCTGCAGAATGACGTTTGGGTTGCTCTGTCAGACCTGATCGCCCGCCGATTCAAGCACCCGCGCGGCGGCACGATTGGCTATGACAAGGTGCTGGTTGATGCCGGCGACGGCGTTCGCGCTGCCTCGATTCAATCCTTCTGCCGTGGCAGGGCGCCGCAGGTATTCCCCTCAAAAGGGGTTGCTGGATGGAAACAGCCGCCCGTGACGCTGGGCAAGGCCGCTGACAAGACAATCCGCCTGCAGCTGCTGGGCGTGGATGGGCTGAAAGATCGCGTGCACCGCATGGCGACGGCGGGAACGCTGCAATTCGCGGAAAGCCTGCCGCCGACCTATTGGGAACAACTGGCAGGCGAGGAAATCCGCGTGCGCTACAGCCGAGGTTACGCGATCCGCGAATGGCATCAGATCACTGGACGCAGATCGGAAGCCCTTGATTGCGCGGTGATGGCGCTGGCTGCAAAGCATCTGATTCACTGGAATCCAGATCGGCGGGCGGAAGAATTGGCTTCACCCGCCGCGCCGAAGAAAGCGCCAGCCGTCATTCGGAGTCGATGGTTGACGGGCGGTTAATCTCCGAGATTATCTTCTGAACGAAGATCTTCGATAGCAGCAGTTATATTCTTCAATTCCTCAAGGAGTTCATCGAGTTTATTAACAATGTCGTCTTTCGCGCTCTCGATAGCTTCCTTCAGATCATCATTTGCCATGATTTACCCTCTCCACGCTCTGGCCCGTTCAGCCTGCCACGCCGCCGCGCAACCTCAAAGCGATTCGTCGGCCTCAACCGACAGTCTCCGTCCGCCTTTCCATAAGAGAATCCACGGCCGAAGCCGCCCAATATGCAATCGTGGCTAGAAATTCATTGTCGCCCTGGTGCGCCGCATCCGCAATCTGTTGAGCCAACGGGCCGGTCTCGATGGAGTCGGCAGTGATAGCCGCTTGCATGGCAGCAATCGCAGCCGCTTCGCCTTTACCAGTCATTTTGGAATCCTCTTTGTCAGGGTGATTCCTAGATTGCATCGAGGCAATTATTTGTCAATTAATACAATTGGTTGTCTGTGAAACTGTTTGTTGATTAGCGAGCCTGGGCGACATGCGCTTGATGAGTCGGAACGACTGACGCCAGAGGCGCCACCATTCGCGCTTTTCATCTTCCCTGAGCCATTCAGGCGGTTTCATGGCAATCTCCTTTCACTGAATCGAAACGCCCCTCGGGTCCGTAACCTCCGAGGGGCGTTCCTGCTGCCTATGCGGTTCGGAGGACGTGATGTCGCCGCATCGGCAACCCTGGATCGGCCGATCGCCCGCCCGATCCCGCGTCAGAAAGGAGAATTCCCGGCTACCTACCAGGTGATTCCAACATAGGTGGAGCGAATACTATTGTAAAGTTGTTAGATGCACTTTATAAACGAATCCATAACACGCGGTTACCGACCGCAGCGAAACCTTTACCGAGGACGCCCTGATGCCCGAGATTGAACCGACTGACCCGCTGTTCACGCATCCCGAACCGCTCACGCATTTCCGCGCCAAGGACCTGGCGACCGCCTTGGCTCGCAGCGGCGTGCCCTACAGCACCTCGGCCGCGCGTATTCAGAACTATGCCAAGGCGAACCTGATCCACGTTCGCGGGCGGGTGGGCGAAGGGAAGAACTCACCCAATGTTTACGGCATTTCTGATGTGGCGGCGGCGCTGATGCTTTCCAGCCTTCAAGACCTTGGTGTCGCGGATCAGGAGGTTCTGAGTTACACGTCCTCGACCCTCTATCACTGGTATCTGGGACAGACGCCCCGCAGCTTCCATCCGATCCTTGCCGCACTCTCGGATACTCTGTGTGGGCATGAGTGGATGTTGCAACTGCGATTTTTGCGTCATACGCAAACGCAGGAACGCTATATCCTGCGCAACTTTGGCCGCATGACCGACGAACCATTCTGGCAGGGCTCGGAAAACACCAAGTCGCCGGAATGGGAACCCGTTGGGGATATTCTCATCAACAGCGGCTCGCTACACGCCCTTGCCCGTCTGATCGAACCGCCCAAGGGCGCGAACTGAGGCTGGCGCGCATGGGCATCCTGTCCCGGATCCTGAACCGCGCCCCTGCCGCGCCTGCTGTCCAGACTCGACGCTTCGACGGCGCGACGGGCGGCCGGCGTGGCTTCGGCATGGGCACCTTCGGGCGGATCAATCCCGAGATCGCCGCAGCGGGCCCACAATTGCGCAGCCGCGCGGCCTATCTGGCGCAGAACAATCCTTGGGTTGCACACGCCGTTGCCAACTGGACGGGCGCGCTTGTGGGCTCTGGCATCATGCCCGTGTCGCGGCACCCCGACGCCGCTACCCGTGCCGCACTTAATGCCTATTTCCGCGACTGGACGGACTCTGCCGATGCCGAGGGGCGCACCGATTTCGAGGGACTGCAAACCTCGATCGCGCAAAGCCTTGTCGTCACTGGCGAGGGGCTGGCGCTGATCGTGGACTCGGACGAGGGGCCGAAGCTGCGCGTCCTGCCCGTCGAACTGCTGGACGAAAGCAAGACTGCTGATCTGTCGTCCGACCGCTTTATCTTCTCGGGCGTGGAGATGGACGGCAACGGGCGGCGGCTCGCATATCATATCCTGCCTGAGCGACCCGCCAGCGTCTTTGTCACCTATGCGCCCGCGCAGCGTATCGACGCGGCCAGCGTCCTGCATGTCGTGAAGCCTTCCGCACCCGGCCAGATCCGGGGCGCATCATGGCTGGCGCCGATCATCCTGAGCGCAAGCGACTTCGACCAATATGCCGATGCTCTGCTGATGAGCGCGAAAGTCGCGGCAATGCATTCGGGCTTTATCGTCAATATGAACGGTGCGGGCACCGATCCTTATGACGGGGCAGACACGCCCAGCATGGAACCAGGCACGTTGGTTCGTCTCGGGATGGGCGACGATGTTAAATTCAACAGTCCGGCCCAGCTTCAGCAGGCCGATGCTTTCCTGAAGCACAACCTGCGCCAGCTTGCAGCGGGGCTGGGGCTTCCTGATCATCTAGTTTCGGGCGATCTGTCAGGCGCAAATTATTCGTCCCTGCGGGCTGGCCTGCTGCCCTTCCGCCAGCGTGTCGAACAGATTCAATATGGTGTGCTGGTCCCGCAGTTTTTGGGGCCGATCTGGCGGGCGGTTATCGAGGATGGAGTCCTTTCCGGCCGGATTGACGCCCCAGACTTTGAACAGAACCCCCGCGCGTATCTGTCAGCCGACTGGTTGCCGCCGAAGCCCCTGCAAGTCGATCCTGCGAAGGACGTTGAGGCCACACGCGCCGAATTGGAGCTGGGCCTGACCAGCCGCCGCAAAGCCGTCGCTGAACGCGGCTGGGCGCTGGAAGACCTGGATGCCGAAATCGCTGCGGAAAGGCCTCTAGAACAAAAGGATTCCAAAGAGTGAACAATCCGGTTCTCACCCGTCACGCGACCTTCCTGGCGAATAGCTATAATCCCGAGGATCGCACCTTTACCGCGGTCATCGCCACGCCGACTCCGGTGATGCGCCGCGATGCTGCTGGCCCCTTTGCTGAGATTCTGCCGCCCGAGGCGTTCGACCTCACGGCGCAAACCTTGCCTGTCCTGGACTCGCACAACACCGCAAGCGTGCGGGCGATCCTTGGGCAAACCCTGTCCATCCGGCGCGAGGGTGACTCCATCGTCGCCGACATGCGCCTGTCGTCCGCCGAAGATGTTGCCCCGATCGGGCAGCGGATCGCGGATGGCACGCTGTCCGGTGTCTCGATCGGATACCGCGTTGCCGGATGGGCAACCCGCCGCGAGGCAGGCCAGCGGATCAAATCCGCTTCGCGCGTGCATCTCGCGGAGGTGACTCTAACCAGCAACCCCGCCGACCCCAACGCGGGCGTGCGACAAGCGAAGGAGGGCGGCATGCCCAAAGACGTCCAAGAGCAACAAGACGACCGCGCCGCGCTCATTGCCCGAGTCCGCGCCGCGCACAACCTGCCCGAGGAATGGGCGACTCGGATGGCGGAAGCCGAGGACGAACTGTCGGACGACGAAATCCGCGCCGATGGCCGGGAAACGGCTCTTGCCGCCCGTGCTGCCCGCCCGCAGGTGCAAATCCGGACCGCCACGCCGTCCAGTGAAGATCCTGCCGTGATCCGCGATCGTCAGGTTGATGCGCTTTCCGCACGCATGATGGGCACTGCTCCGGCTGATGCGGCCCGACCCTTCATGCAGATGGGGCTTCAGGACTTCGCCCGCGATGCGCTGGTTCGCGCCGGTCAATCCGTCGCCACGCTGGGGCGTGAAGAACTGCTGACGCGCGCCATGCATACGGTTTCCGACTTCCCGGAACTACTGACGGGCGCGGGCAATCGGGTATTGGCGAACGCCTATCAACAGGCGCAAAGCCCGCTGAAGCAGCTTGCCCGCCAGCGCACTGCCGCCGATTTTCGCCCCCTGTCGACTCTGAAGCTGGGCGAGTTCTCGGGCCTGCAGAAAGTCACCGAGGCCGGAGAAATCAAGTCGATAACCACGGGCGAGGCGAAGGAAAGCTACAGCCTCGAGACCTTTGGCGGCATTTTCAGCCTGAGCCGCAAGGCGATCATCAACGACGACCTGGGCGCCTTCGCCCGCTGGGGCGAGATGATGGGGCGCGCTGCTGCCGAGACCGAAACGGCGCAACTGTTGGGCCTGCTGCTGGCGAATGCGGGTGCGGGCGTGCTGCTGGATGATGGCCTGCCGCTGTTCCATGCCGATCACGGCAACGTCGCCACCACGCCCGGTCCGCTGGAACTGACAGCAACCGCCGATCCGCTGAGCGATGCCCGCCTTGCCCTGCGCAAGCAGAAGGGCTTGGACGGCGTGACTCCGGTCAACGTGGTGCCGAAATACCTGCTGGTGTCGCCCGAGAACGAAACCAATGCTGAGAAGATCCTGACCGCGATTCAGGCTGTTGCCACGGCTGACGTGAACGCGATGGCCGGCCGGCTGCAAGTTCTGGTGGAGCCGCGACTCACGGGCCTGGGTTGGTATGTCTTTGGTGATCCCGCCACCGCACCCGTGCTTGAATATGCTTACCTGTCCAGCGCGCAAGGGCCGCAACTGTCCAGCCGCGACGGCTGGGAAACGCTGGGCCGTGAGTTCCGCGTTGTCCTCGACTTCGGCGCAGGCGTCACCGATCACCGCGGCGCTTATCGCAATGCGGGGGCGTGATGCCCACTCGCCCCGGTCAGTCTCTGATCCCATCTGTCGATGACCTGCTGCTCTATCGCGCGGCTCTGCAGGATGCCCGGTTTTCGGGCGTCCGCACGGTGCGCGACTCGAATGGCGAGGAAGTCACCTATCGGTCGCAATCCGAAATCGAATTGGCGATCACGCGGCTTGATGCCGAGATCGCTCAACTGCAACGCGGGCGGTCCTCGCTGATCCGCATGCAAACCAGCAAAGGAATCCACTGATGGCACGAAACCATGTTCAGCCGGGACTCGTCCTGAGCATCCCCGCGCCTGCCGCTGTCCTGTCGGGTGGCGTTGTCGTGGCGGGCAATCTTGTCGGCATCGCGCAGGGTGATGCTGCTGCAGGTGAAACCGTTGATGTCGCCCTGACCGGCGTTTGGGAGATCCCCAAGACCGCAGCGGACTCGTTCGCTGTCGGCGATCGCGTGTTCTGGAACGCCTCGACCGGCCTTGCGACCTCGACTGTGGGCAGTAACGCCCGCGTTGGCACGGCTGCGGAAGCTGCTGCGGCCTCGACCGGCGCCGTTCGCGTGCGCCTGGTCCAACTGTAAGGAGTCATCCCATGGCTAAGATGTATGCAAAGCACCGCATCATCCTGCCCGATGGCAGTGAGATCGAGCCCCGCGCTGTGTTCGACGCCACGCCCCAGCAGGCCCGGCAATTCGATCACCTGAACGCCGCGCGCGCTGCGACCGAGGCCGAGATCAAGGCTGCTGAAGCCGCTCAGGCGAAAGCGGACGGACTGGCCTGA